CACACAATTGATTCGGCTGGATTGGCAGACGAACTATCGTGTCGGTCATTACTTTTTATTCTTATCCGTAATCGGTCCGCCTGAAATCCAAGCGCGACATGTGCGAGCGCTGGCACACTTGAAGTCGAACGCCTCGCAATATCCCAACTCACCCGCATCTGTGACATCCCATGCGGTCTCGCGGGTATCGCCTTGGGCTAACCCGCCCGTAATACATTCCTTCATTGCTGAAGTCTGAATGAACGCCGCACAATTGCCACAGCGTTGCTTTTTGGCTTCCTCGGGCGATACAGACCATTCCTCGGCAATCTTGTCCCAATATGCCTTATTCGCCTCTGAGGGGTTGAGAGGACCGTAGGAGGCGTCATCGATGGCTTTCTTGCGGTTTTTAAGATTAGTCCTTACATCCTGAGTCGCTGTTGGGCATGAAGCCTTCAATAGAGCGGAGACTGCTGGTGTAAGAGACATAAGCCAAGGGTATCAGGCGAACAAATGTTCGAAAAAATAGTTTGTGTGTCGGGATGATTATTAACCCCAGTTGTGTTATACTTAGTGTACAAGGTCGAGAGAGGAAATGACATGGCTCAGAAAGTCTACGAGGTCGAGGTCAAAGGTCAAAAGCAAAAGTATCAATTCGCAACAATCGGCGAGGCTAAGGCTTACGCGATAACCGCTACTGCTTGGGTCGGCGGTCAATACAGAATCCAAACAATCTTCATCAACGAAGAGGTGGCAAAGTGAGTAACTGGTCAGACAAAATAGTTGTGATTGGCGTTGGAATCTCGAAAGAAGAAACTGACAAAATCAAGGAAATCATTATCGAAAAGGTTGATAACCAACCCCAGTTATGATATACTGGTCTTGTTCTCAGAGAGGGGAATAAAATGGCTCAGAAAGCAGTCAAGAAAATTGGTCAGTACAGGCTTTACAAAATTGCTGGCTACGCTTACTACGAAATCTACTACGGCACAAAAGCAACAGGTGTTCATGTAGACAACCTTTACGACAAGGCTAATTTCGAGTGGGCTGTGGATGAAATCAAAAGAGCAACTCAACAGGCTGTCAATGAAGAATTCGGAATAGGGGTGAGCAACTAATGGGGTGGATTTCAACTGCGGTAGGTTCAAACATCACAACTAAAAAGTTCGTCGAATATGACGCAAAGCGTTTATTGGGTCATATCTATGAGGTCGGCACAATTGTCGAGGGCAAGACCGAATTCGGTCAAAAGGCTTTCTACATTTCCCTAAAACGAATCAACTCAGGTTATGTGAGCGCGATGGTAGTTTTGACCAAGCGCAGAAACGGAACCATCTTTGTTAAATACATTCCTGAAGAGGAAGGTCCCTTGTACTTCGAGGCTCCAATCTCATTCATCAATTCATTAAGCACCACTTTCTCAGATACGGTTCACGAATGGCGCATGAAGTGCGTCGAAGTTGCTCAAAAAAAGAACTGGAACGCTCTTGTCGGAAAAGAGGTTGGATAATGGAAGGAATCAGCACACAGACACTCCAGCAAAGTCTTGGTATTTATTATCAAAGGCTGACAAACTGGAATACAACTGAAGAAAAGCGCCAAAAGTATCTAAAGAGGATAGAAGAAATCACGGAAGAACTAGGAAAAAGGGAGAGTGCATAAATGGGATACACACATTACTGGACACTAAAGGAGCCAATCAGCGCGGATGCGTTTGCCAAACTCCAAGAGGGAATCAAGGCAATCATTGAGACTGCCAACGAAGCAGGAATTTCAATTTCTAACGAATCAACTGACGGCGCAATCGCTTTCAATGGGGCGGGACGAGATGCTCACGAAACTTTTGTGATTCAGGTAGGCGATAAGGAATTCAATTTTTGCAAGACTGCACAAAAGCCTTACGATGCCGTGGTAACGGCGTCCTTGATTCTGCTCAAGAAAGAACTCGGCGATAAGGTCGAGGTTTCTTCAGATGGTCGATGGATTGACTGGCAAAGCGGGCAACTGCTTTATGAAACAGTCTTTGACATCCAGCCTGAAAGCGTCTTGTCTTGAGCAACGAAATACTAGATGACCTAGTGGATGAGTTTGGCAAGGGGATTCTCTCGTCATCTCATCCACACACAGGTCTCACTTTGAGGCAATGTCAGATAATCTTAAATGAACACGGATTTGAAAAAGGTGTTGAGATTATTCAGGAATGGAAAAAGACTGGGATTAAAACCCTCTTGCCACCTGAAGTAAATCTGTAACTTTTATCAGATAGCCTTTTGAGTAATTAGGCGGAATCGAACACTCAATTGGATGTCCGTATTTTTCTACCGTTTGCTTCAACTGGGCGATAGGCACGATAAGCCCCATCTCCTCCAGCACAAAAGCCCAATGCGTCGCCTTGCTTGTCTGCAATCCCGATGGATACCACTCGGAATTGTTATCGCTCCAGCACCAAGTTTCGATGTAAAGGTTTCCAGTATTTTTCCAGCGCTTATCTCGTTTGACCTCAACAGTCTCAATGTTTAGTAGAGATTTAATGTAGGACTCACCCTCTTGCCCGTATCGTAAATCTAAATCAAAGTCGGAGCGCTTTACATTGTCCATGGATTTGTTTGTCCAATCGAGATAGGTGCCATGATAGGAATAATGTTTTTGTTTTCGTATACGGCTAAAAGAATTGCTTCGGCACGGTCAGGGCTGTGAACTCCACGCCGTTTCATATCAGCCTTGGCTTCAATCTGTATGCGACCTGAAGAATCAGATTTATAGGTTGGTCCTGCCAACTGTGCCAAAACTTGCCTATCCACATCAAGGCGTAATTCTTGTTTGTCATCCCTAGGCTGTAAAAGAGTGCGAGCGTTCCACCACATCTCGGCTCTTTGATTCTTGAACTTAGTTTGGTCTTTAGGCTTCTCGGCTACATTGACGCCAATAATCACCGCTCTCAATCCTCGCTCTTTTACCCATCTATCTAAAAGCGATACAACGCCCCAGCCAACTCCAATCGTGTCAATCTTGACGCGAACTAAATCAGATAAGCCTCTGTCCTTATGGATAGCAACTGCTTTCTCAATCTCAGCGATGACCACGCCCGCGACATCTACAGCGTTTGCATTGACCTTGCCTGAACTGCGATGAATAATCGAGGCGACATAACCATCTGCCTTGGCGATAACGAATTCATCTCCACCATCGGATGCAATATCCACACCCAATCGGATAACGGCGCTTTCAACTTGTTCTTCGTTTTGTGTTGCCAACTCTGCCCAATGGTAGGGAATGACCTTGCCTGTTCCTGTTTGTGGGAACCGTGCATGAACACGGGCTTCAACGAATGGAGAATCTTCTCCGAACTCGCTGACCACATCATCAACCCAAGTTTTATCTACTAGGTGCGTTGCAACTTCATGAGCCTCGACATGGGATGGGCATGAGCGACATTGACCAGTTTCCTCACCCGTAAAGTTTGGTGTTTCAAAAGCGCTAATGGGCAAGATGTTGTAAAGCGGACTCGCACAGATTCTTTCAAACCATGATTGCTCTTGGTCAGTAGGCGGGTTCCCCAATACGAGAAGGCGTGTGTGTCCACCAGTCATCAGGGCTTCGAGTGCGCCACCAATCTTGTCGGAGATACCTCCAGCCTCATCGACCACAATCAAAAGGTGAGGTGCGTGAATACCCTGCACCGCGGCTTCGTTGTTATCGGCGGGGCGGAATCCATAGGCAACTACCGTGCCATCCATCTTCCACTCAGTAGTTAAAATCTCTCCGGGCAATTCATGGTGCATGTGAACTTTTCTAATCTGCGCCCACATGATGTTTCGAACTTGCTTGAAAGTTGATGCTGTTGTAATCGCTATCGCTGTTCCCGGCGGATGAACTGCAATCCACCATGCAACGGCTCTTGAGGCTAGGTGGGATTTGCCCGGAGCGTGACATGCTGGGACTACGGTTCTCTTGTTATCTCGGATTGAGTCAAGAATCTCTTTTTGCTTTGACCAAAGTGTTTCGCCTAGACCATCTTCAATAAATCCAACAGGGTCATTTTCCCATCTCGCCCACGGATTATCCAACTCAGCATCAAGGATGACCGATAGCGCGTACTTCTCATCCTCTGTAAGTGAGAGATAAATCTTTGTTCGCTCTTCAGGTGTGGCATTGAGAACGAGGTCTACGAGCCGTTCACCCATTTCTACCTCTTACGAATCGCTAATACTTTGGCAATCTTATCTTCTAGGTCGCCCATTTCAACTTGAATTCTAATTGGGTCGCCATTGTTTCCACCAATTTCAAACTTCTCTGTCTTTCCGAACTCCTCGGGAACTTGACGCTCTAACCACCACGCCGCCGCTCTCCAATCTCCATCGTTACCGCTCTTAGCAATAACAGCAACCTTTTTAGCGATTGCCTCTGCTCTTGCTTGCTCGACTCGCTGTAAAAATTGCAGAAATACAACTTCGGTTGCATTAGATTTTGCGGTCATTGATAAAGCCAAGCGCTCGCGCTCTGCTAATCCTCGACTCATCCAGTTATAGAAAGTCTTTTCGGCTATCCCTGAAGCGGTGACTGCCTTTCGAACAGGTGTTCCAATTCGGATGTAATCAAGAAGAGTTTGCTCCTTTGATACATCAAGAAGGGCTGTCTTTCGTCCCGCGTTACTCTTTGGCTTTGCCGTTGGTTTCTTCTTTTCAACTGCCATCGCCATTAAAATTCCATCCCTATGTACCAAAACCCTAATTCAAAATAGCAGTTATATTTCGAGATAGTAAAACCAATAGCAAGTCCGCCTGTGCGTCCCCATACGAGCCAACGCTTACCTATTTTTTTCTCCATGGGTTTATTCTACCTCCATTGAACATGCTTCAAGTGGTAAACCTAATAACTGCGCGATGTCTTTCCAGTTATAGATGGCGTTAGCCCATTCATTCAAATCTTCGGTGTGAACTCTCATGGAGTGTTCGCCCACTCGGATAGTGGAACGACCCACAGGAATATGCCCAGGCTTGGATTTTCCCCCCGCGAGAATCTCAGCCACTTCTTCAGGACTAAACCCTGTTCCCGTCAGATTTGTTGTCGTGAGAAGTTTGTTCAACTCCTGTGGGTCGTAGGTTGCAAGGTCGCTGGTTCGATTATCAACAATGAGGATTTTGATTTCCTCAATCGCATCGACATCAATCCAATGAACCGCAATCTTTTCCCATCCTAATTGAACCGCGCCCTGATATGTGTGATTTCCTGAAACTATGTGTCGTGTTGTCCTATTGACCACGATAGGTCGATACTGCCCCATCTTGTTAAGGGACTCAATAATCGAGCCTATGTCACCCTCACGCGGGTTCATAGGGTGAACCTTTATCTCATTGATGCCAACTGTCTCGACATCCTCCATCTTTGTATCGCTCTTCTCCCCGTTTGGCTCAGGTTCAACTGGCTTACGCTCAGGAAAGCCAAGGCGCTCTTTGATAAGTTTTATGGCTTTTTGTTTTGTTGGTGCCTCGCTGTATAACTGCTCTTTCCAAGCCTTGTACGCCTCGCTATCGACCAAAAACTTCCATGCCCCTATCTTTACTTCAGGCTCGCTAGGTAAAGGCTTAGAGG